TAACATACACAGTAGACGCAAGTGACGGAAGTCAAGACTGGCTAATGAAGGGAATGGTTTTTGCAGTAGGTTATACTGAATCCAGTTCACCTGAAACAATAATAGTCAGGATTGAAAGTGCACCTGTAGATAATGGAACTACTACTAGTTTTGTTGGTAAAACAATCTCAGCAATAGATGGAGCTGAAACAGGAGCAAATAATACAAGCTGCCAAGTTATCGGTACATCTTTCGCAGAAGGTTCTGGAGCACCAGATGTTTTTTCACAAGAGTTAGAAGATGATTTTGGTTTAACCCAAATCTTTAAAACAGCATGTGAAATGTCTAACACAGCTAGAGCAACTAGATACCGTGGTTACGAAGATGAGTTCCAGAGAATTTGGAATCTTAAACTACGTGAACATAAAGTAGACATCGAAAGAGCTATGCTTTTTGGTCAACGTGCAAGCGTTGGTGGAATACAATACTCAGAAGGTATTGCAGGTCACATTATCAAAAATGGTACATCGGTAATAAATGATGATGCTTTATCTTACTCTTCAGGAGCTCCTTATTTTAGGAGTGCATCTTCAAGTGAGTTAACATACGACAGACTTCTATCTGATTTTGAAGTTGTCTATGACCCAGCTCGTGGTGGTGGAGATTCAAAGTTAGCATTAGCAAGTTTACCTGTTATTACATTCTTTAATAAACTAGGTGCAGATGCTTTCTTGAATACTACAATGCAATCTGGAACTTCAACTGCTGTAAACGATGTTTCAAATCTTCGTTACAACCTTTCTGAAAAGCAAGGTTCATACGGTCATAAGATTCTAAGTGTTGACACAATTCATGGACAAATGAATTTAGTCAAAGAGCCTTTATTTAGAGGGCACGCTTCAGGTTTCTTATGTATGGTTGATTTGGACAACGTAGCTTATAGACCATTAGTTGGTAACGGTGTTAACCGTGATACTCAAATTATGACTAACGTACAATCAGCAGATGAGGATTTACGTAAGGATATGATTATGACTGAAGCTGGTTTAGAAGTTAGTCTTCCAGAGACTCACTACTTAATTAACTTAGAAGGAGTTTAATCATGGCTAGAGCAAGTTACTTAAATGAAAATAGTGGCAATACTGGTGGACATAAACTAAAAGTAGAACCGATAAAAGCAGCTAGAACATTAACTAATGATGATAGCGGTAAGGTTTTTATGCTTGATTCTGCTGGCGGAGCTTATTCAATTACGCTTCCAACAGCGGCTAGTGCAGAGCAAGGAATCTACTACAAGTTTATCGTAGAAGAAGAGACTCCAACTGCAGATATTACTATTGCGGCAGGAAGTGCTATCATTAGCTTAGTTGCTTTTGATGGTGGTGGCGATGTTGGAAACTCAACTGCAGGTACTCAAGTATCTAATATACTCGTAGAAGCAGCATCTCAAAAAGGAGACTATATAGAGATGATGTTTTTCAATGGAGAGTATGTGGCTTCAGGTTTATCCGCTATTAACGATGGATTTACTACATCATAAACTGAATAAATAAAGTTAACAGTACGGAACTGTGGGGGTTATCGAATAAAGGGTGACCCCCAAAATCCTAAAGGAAAATATGAATTGTGTAAAATGTAAAAGTCCAAATCCAGAACAATGGTTCTACTGTAGAGAGTGTGGAAGCAAAGCTTCTGAACCTGCATACACAACTAATATGTTTATGCAAAGTGAGATTGGTAAGAGAAGTGATATAGAATTTTCGACAATGAGTATGGATGACCATATTGCAAAGTCAGCAAAAAGTAGAAATAAAAATACTAATAAAATTTGGAAAGACAGAATTAAACAAGCAAGTCAAGCAGGTGTTGTTTAATGGAGAATTTTGATACTCAAATAATAGATTTAATAGGTTCGTTTAGCGACCAATCTGCATTAGATGATTTTATGACTGCTGGTTGTAAAGAGATTATAAACTCTCTACCTCCTCAGTTATTATTAAAGTGTGCTGATATTTCTACATTAGACAACAGCACTACTACTTTAACAAGTTTAGATACTAAGGGACTAGTGTTAGATGTTCTTAGATACGATGGGACTATAGACCATCCTTGTAGATTAGTACCTGTTTATAAGAGAGGTAGAATACAAGATGCTTCCGATATGGAAGTAGCAACTGTTACAGACCCAGCATATTTAATATTAGATAATACACTAGAGGTTTATCCAACTCCTACCGCTGGGAATAGAGCAAAGGTTCATCACGTTGTGTACCCTACTGTAGATGCAAGTGCTGTATCTACCATAGCAAATTTCCCAGATGAAGCGGAGCACTTAGTAGTCTTATACTCTTCTATAAAAGCATTGCAACAATTAATGTCAGCTAAATTAAACAACTCAAATATAACTACAGCTTTAACAGCTGTAAATACAGAGCTTAACGAAACTCAAGCTATATGCGATGCGATAAATACTCAAGTTGATAGTGCAGTTACAGAGTTAGCTGAAAGTGCTATCAATGTAGACAATTCTATTGATACTGCTACTGCTGCTATTACAACTGCTTTAGGTAGAGTTAATACTGCGGTTGCTTTAGCTAATGTTGAATTTGATTTAGTAAACCCAGAAATTGACTTAGCAAATGCCAAAGTAGATGATGATGATATAGAAGTTGCCTCTGGTTACTTATCAACAGCTCAGGGATATTCTTCTGCTGGTAGTAATTATATAGCTGAAGCTCAAGCTTCTTTATCAGAGGCTCAAGGATTTGCATCTGAAGTTGCAGCTAGGAGTGGTCAAGTTAGTTCTCAAGTTGCAGTTGCTCAAGGTTATATATCTGCGGCACAAGGTTACGCAAATGAAATACAAACTAAGATAGCAATAGCTTCGGCTTATTCAAATCAAGTGCAGTTAAGACTATCTGTAGACTCAACTGAATATACTTGGTATGAAAGACAGCAAGCTAAACTTCAACAAGACTATGATAAGGGACTAGCACAGCTAGTAAGTTAATATGGCAGTACATTCAATAAGTGTAAAAGAATTAATAAGTCGAGTAAGNCTTGTATTCCCAGATGCTCCTGAAGCTTATATTATGAATTTAATTAATGATGCTTTAGTAGAAATAGGAATGTTTAAAACAAAAGTTGTTCACGCTAAGATAAGTACAGTTGCAGACAAAATGTATTATAGTTTAGCAGATGGAGCTCAAGACTCAAGTAACAATAAGCTAGAAGCTAATCANATATTAAGAGTTTANTTAATGGATAATGAAGGTGACTATATACAGATACCTAGGCTACTTGATAAGAATTTATTATTAGCTGACGCAACAAGTGAAGATAACGTAAACGCACCGGATTAATTATGGCAAGCAATATTAAATACCCAGAAAATGATGCAATGTATTTTATAGAAGGAGATGCATTAGCGTTAGTAACTAAAGTAGATTCATCTGGTAGCGGAAGAACTACAGCAAGAAAACAATTTAAAGCAATAGCAGAGTCTGTAACTAATGGTATATTACTACATTACTACGCAGAGCCAAATAGTGTAACTGCCATAACAGATAGTTTAGATATAGATAATGCACTTGAGCTTTCTGTAGTAGACTATGTTAAGAAATGTTTATACATGGATAAGGCTGGTAAAACAGCAGACCCTAATGTTATGCAAGCGTCAATGGCTATGGCGACTAAGCATGAAAGAAATTTTAAAGAAGCTATACAGAGGTATGGTGTCCGCAAAAAGGATAAGACTGGTGGCTCAAGAGTCGTCAAAGTACCGAATTTAGTTTAACCAATATAGAGGCTTTTAAAGCGGTGGTGGAGGAATATAGGATAAACAATGTCAGACATAAATAAGTTTACAACAAAAGAAGTTCTTAATAAAGTTCTTNTAGACTCTTCAGGTAATGCAGTCAATGCATTTTCTCANACAACACAAGAAGCCTTNAATGCGGCTTTAGACGATGACAACAGCAGATTAAACGTAAACCTTGTAGGTGGTACTATAGGGGGTGACGTAACTATTAATGGTGACTTAACTGTTAATGGTGATGGTGCAGGAGCTTACGATGAAATAGTTAATGGTCAATTAGTAACATTTAGAGATGATGCAAGTACAGTTGGGACAAATGACAATATAGTAATTGAAAATGATGGAGCTGGTGATGCAAGTTTAAAATTCAGTTTAACTGGTGCAACAGATTGGTTTACTTATATAGATAATTCAGACTCAGATAAATTTAAGATTAGAAGAAGTACAACAGACCATTTTACTATTGATGAGTCTGGCAACGTAGGTATAGGAACAGATGCTCCGTCAAGGAAATTTACAATAGTCAATGCTACAACTAATACTGCTACTGGCTTTTTTTATACAAATGCAGTTCATACTGGAGTAGATACTCATTCAGTTGTCTCTATCCGTTCTGATAACGCAAGTTCAAATGGAGATGTACTTCATGTGCAAGGCGATGGAACTGGTAATCTGCTTACTTTAAGTAAAGATGGTTCGGATAAACTAACTGTTACTCACGATGGTAACGTAGGTATCGGAAATAATACTCCAAACGAAACTTTTGTAGTTTCAAAAAGTGCTGGTGTACCAGCCATAGAAATTAGTGCTTTTAGTACAACTGATACCCATAAAGGTGTATTGTCATTTCAAAAATCATCTAGTGCAACTATTAATACAATGGCAGCTACAGCTGCAAATGAAGATTTAGGAAGAATCATAGCTCGTGGAGTCAACACTTCTCCAGCAATTGATGATGCAGCAGCAATTTTATTTGAAGGTGATGCTGCTCCAGATGCAGATGCTGTACCTGGTAGGATTTCTTTTTGGACATCGGATGCGGCTACATTGCAAGAACGTATGCGTATTGATGATGCTGGTAATGTAGGTATTGGAATGACACCAACTCACAATTTAAATGTATATAATGATGGTGGTGCTACATCAATGACAGTTGGTAAATATGCGTCAGGTAAAACAGTTGGATTTATTGG